ACATCTGGTAGTTCAGCCCCCGCATATCCCACGGGAACCAATCCTTTTCCTCCTACCACGCCTTTTGCAGACGGAACTGCTTTGTTGCAGTATGTAGGACCCGCTGAGATCATCAACTTTAACTCATTACCTCAACAGTTAAATGTCTACGATATTGTCAACATTAACCTTTACTGGGGCAATTCTCGGATACCTCTTCGCTATTTGCCCTGGTCTAATTTCACAGCGCAGTTGCGGTACTGGCAAAACTATGTGGGTAGACCCGTTTGCTTTTCAGTGTACGGTCAACAACAAATCTACATTGCCCCCATCCCAGATCAGCAATACTACATTGAAGTAGACACCAACATATTGCCCAATCCTTTGTCATTGAGCAGTCCAAATACTGTTGACAACATCATTGATCCGTATTCAACGGCTGTGCAATACTATGCAGCGTACAAAGCCAAGTTTTACGAACAATCTTACGGTGAGTCTGAAATCTTCAAACAACAATACGACAAACACATTTTGAACGTACTTAACAGCACGTTTACTAGAAGAATTCCTGATCCTTATAGTTCTGGAGGTTGATCATGGCCTCCGCAGAACAAAAGAAATCTTATGCGGTCATTAAGAACTTTAAAGGTCTTGACACCAAGGCCAATAGGACCGCTATTGATAAAGATGAGTTTTATTGGATAGAAAATGCCATGCCTATCGGGGCTGGCAATATGCGCATTATTCCCACCAGCTCTAACGTCAGCAACGCTGGCAATAGCGTGGTGTTTACCAGTAATGTCACAGCTCTTTATTCTGCCAATATCAAAGACGATTATGTCGTTGCTTTTGAGTCTGATGGCAGTGCACAGGGCTATGACTTACAAGGCAATGCGATGGTCACCATTGCAAGTGCTGGTACTCTTTCAAACACGGGTGTGGCAGCGGCTCAATATCAAAATACAGACCTTTTCATTGGTGACCCCACCAAAGGTTTGTACGATTGGAATGGCACAAGTTTAATTCCTGTCGGGTCTGTTGGTTTAATTGCCATTACCAACCCTGGAATCAATTACACATCTGCCCCTAACGTCACCATTTCTCCCCCAGACAATTCAAATGGAGTTCAAGCAACGGCTGTTTCTAGCATCACATCTGGTTCTGGCGGTGTTTTAAGCATCCAGATGACCAATACGGGTTCAGGCTATACGTCTGTGCCCAAAGTTATTATCAGCACACCTGATGTACAGGGTGGAAACACTGCTGTTGGTGCAGCTACTATTTCTGGTGGCAATGTGGTTGCCATTTCTGTAGTCTCACCTGGTTCTGGTTATCTTAACCCCCCGTCTGTGACCATTTCTGGAGGTGGTGGCTCTAGTGCAACTGCCAACGCAACCTTATCCACAGGCATTGTTAACTCAATTACCCTTACAAATGCGGGTAGTGGATACATCAATCAACCTAGTGTGACCATATCAGGCGGTGGAGGAACAAATGCGTCTGCCATTGCGGAATTGGTGACTTTTGCCACGGGTACAGTGTCTATCCAAGTAAATAATGGTGGCTCTGGGTATGGACCTTATGGCAATTTAGCCGTCACCATTACAGGTGGAGATGGTGTAAACGCTAACGCAACTGCCATTATTAGCGGTAATGTGGTCACAGAAGTGGTCATGAACAATTATGGTTCTGGTTACACAGTTGCTCCGACTGTCAGCATTTCTGGCGGTACTGGAACAGGCGCAAACATCACGGCTACGGTTAACACCAACAAAATTGTGGATGTAGCTACGTTTAGCGGTCGTGTTTGGGTAGCAGCTGGGCGCACAGTGTACGCATCTGCCTCTACAAGCCCCACAGATTTTACGTCTGTATCCGCTGTGGCTTTTAACATCACAGACAGTACGCTACATGGAAATATTCAAGGCTTGTTGTCAGCCAATAACTTTTTGTATGTGTTTGGCGATGACAGTATCAACGTGTTTTCTGACCTTCAGGTGACCTCTACGGGGGCTACGGTGTTTACCAATACCAATGTGTCAGCGTCTATTGGTACTAAGCGGATATACGCCATATTCCCGTATTTCAGGTCTGTTTTGTTTATGAACGACTACGGTATTTATGCCCTGGTTGGTTCTACAACGACCAAGATTTCAGACCCGCTAGACGGTATTTTCCCTTACATAGACTTCAGCAAACCCGTAACGGCTGGTCAAGCACTGCTCAACAACATCTTGTGTGCGGTGTTTAATTTCTATGTAAACAGTTTTTTCCCGTTTGGATCTGGTGGATCACGGTACATACAGTGTGTGTTCTTTGAGAAGAAATGGTTTGTTACCAGCCAAGGAGCTGTATCGTATGTCACGTCTGTACCTTATAGTGGCACAGTCAATTTGTACGGAACAGATACTAATAAAGTATTAAAACAACTGTATAGTGATAGTTTAAGTCCCATCAACAGTTATATACAAACTGCTTTGCAAGATATGGGTGACCCCATACGGACAAAACAAGCATTGAAATTTGCGGTTGAGGCAACTTTGACGCAAGGTGGTATTTTTGATGTAACAGTGGATTCAGAGATTGGTTCTAGTTCGCAATACGTTTTGACAAATGAAGTAACTTGGGTTAACAATCTTTTCCAAACAATCGGTTGGACAAATAACTCGTCTAAGACGATAATTTGGACATCATCAAATGGATATGCGTTGTACAAATCAGACGCAGAGCAGTACGGTAAGTATTTAGGGTTAACCATGACCAGCAGTTCTCCAGCGTTCATTGTTAACACGTTTGAGTTTGAACACGAATTAAGAGTGAGGTTCTAAAATGGCAGTTTATTACACGTTTGGAAATGCAACTTCTGCAATCCCGTTATCGCAATTGGATAACAACTTTGCCACACCAGTTACTATTGGTAATGTGGCTATTCAATTGGGAAACACGGTAGCTACTTTAAGCAATCTTTCTTTATCAAATGTTACGATTGCAAGCACTCTCACAGCTGGCGGTACAACAGGTAATGTTGGTCAATTTTTGACATCCAATGGATCAGGAAATGTTTATTGGTCAACGTCAAGTGGTGGTGGTGGTGGAAGTAACGTAGCCATCGGTTTAGTTAGAGCAATTTCAATCAACTGTATTCTTCCTTAGGAGTTATAAATGGCAGCAAATACCAATCCAATTTATTCGATAGCGGGTCACACCGAATCAGTAGCAAGTGACAATTCTGGTCTAGTAGTTGGTCCAACGGCTAATACCGCACAAGACGGATCAGGCACGTTATACAAAGCATTTACTGCTGGTTCTAACGGTTCTTTTATTCAAAAGATTAGATTTCGTCCAGTAGGCTCACCAGCAGCTACAGTTGCTCGTGTGTTTATTTCTTCAAGTAGCTCTACAAGTGCAACCAATACTTGGCTGTATGATGAAATTACATTACCTGCGGTAACAGTTTCTCAAACCGCAGCATCAAGCGTTTTCGAGTTACCCATGAACTTTGCTTTGAATGCAAATTATTTGTTGTATGTTACTTTTGGTACTTCTACTGGTTCAACTGGTACAGGTTATTCAGTCGTAACTATTGCTGGAGATTATTGATATGCCTACATATATTTGGTGGAGTATAGAATTTAGTTATCCTAATGCAGCACCTGGATACATGAAAATGTTGAATGGTGTTTGCCAAAACATTTATACAGAAACGGGTACAGTTGTAAATCAAAACGAAAGAATTGAATACACTTGCACGTCTGAAAATGTTGCAGCACCTTCTTGGTATAACGCACAAACCAATACACCCTAAAAATGTTTCCACAACAACCACAGCAACAATTTAGAGTCGCTGGAGCTGATGTCCAATTTTTTTATGGGCCATCAAGCGGAACTAAATTTACTCAATATTCATGGATAAAACCAGTTGGGATTAGCCATGTTTACATGATGTTGATTGGTGCTGGAGGAGGAGGAACTAATAATACAGCAGGGGGTGCTTCTGGAAATATTACTGTATGGTATGGCGCTGCACAAAATGTACCAAATGAATTGATTGTAAGTCCAGGTTATGGAGGGGCTGCAAGTGCAGTTGGTGGAAACACAACCATTCAATTTAAAGGCACTTCTACCACAACATTACTTACTGCTTCAGGTGGACAGGCTGCTGGAGGTGGAAATGGTTCTGATTCTGCAACTGTTTTTGCTTCAAGTGGTTTCTATAAAAATGTTGTAGGTCAAACTGGCTCAGATGGCATATCTTCATCAAGCACAACTTTTTTAAGTGGTGGTGGAACTGGCCAAAATAATTTACAAGCTAATTATGGGTACGGTTTTGCTTCAGGGCCGGGCTTTAATGTAGATGGATATTTTATGCTGCAACCGATAATTGTTGGAGTTCCTGCTGGAGCAACAGGAGCAAATACAACCAGAGCAGGTGTTGGGTGTGGTGGTGTTTACGCAAATGGTGTTGGTGGCCCCGGCATGGTTTTAATAGCGAGTTGGTAAAATGTCATATCCTATAAATTACCCAAGGCCACAAGGCGCAAATATCCAGATATTTAATGCTGGAGACACAACTGGTAGTATTATGCAAACTTGGGTTAAACCACAAGGTGCATCATTTGTTTGGTTCACATTGATTGGAGGTGGAGGGTCAGGAGATGCTTCAACTGGCGGCGGTGGATCTGGAGTTGTTACCAATTGCATGGTTCCAGCATTTTTAATTCCTGATATTCTAACAATTAGTGTAGGAAAAGGAGGTACAACTGGTCTTGCTGGTGCAGCTACACGAGTTCTCTTTTTTAATCAACCGGGAATTGGCGGCACGTTAAATTTATTATTGCAAGCTAGTGGAGGACAAAGTGGAGCGGGAGTTAGTTCAGCAGATTCTCCACTTCCTTTTTCTGCTATGGGTTTTTATCAAAGTACAGCAGGTGCATCAGGAGCTTCAGGTACTGTATCTGCATCATCAACAACTTTTTTGAGCGGCGGGGGTAGCGGCGTAGTTACTGCAAATTATGGTTATCAAACTTCAACTTTTGGTACTGATGGATATTTTCAAACACAACCAATAATTGTTGGTGTTGGAGCTGGTAGCGGTAGTGATACTGCAAAAGCAGGCATTGGTTGTGGTGGGGCATATGGAACATCTGGTGGTTTTGGTGGCAACGGCCTCGTGGTAATAATTACATGGTGACAATATGTTAGACGTATTTAATTTTGCCAACCCTCAAACAGCCAACTTCCAAGCGTTTTATGGCGGTGGAACTACGCAGGATTGGATTAAACCTCGTGGCGCATCTATGGTGCGTATGCTTTTGATTGGAGCTGGAGCTGGAGGTCGTCCAGGGACAACAAGCACTGGTGGGACTGGAGGAGGTTCTGGTGCAATCACAACATGGATAGGCCCAGCTATATTTATTCCAGATGAATTGCAAATTTCAGTCGGAGCTGGAGGTGCATCTAATTCTGGCGGTGGAGACACGCAAATTTTTTGGCAAGGCCCAACTGCATCTGCTGGATATAGATTGTTAATTGCAGGTGGTTCCGCTTCAAACACATCACAGTCAGCTATGACAAATAATTTTTTTGGTGCATCTGGAATATTTAATTCAATAGCTGGTCAAGCTGGTGGTGCTGCAAATACTGCAATTACCGCTTCAACAACTACATTTCTTTCTGGTGGTGCTGGCGGTTCATCAACAACAACTGTTGCAGGGCCTAACGTAGCTACAAACTATGGTTATCCTACTGTAACTGGCGGGGCTGGAACTACTGGTGGTAATGGTGGAGACGGATACTTTATTACACAACCATTGTTTTTAGGCACAGGAGGTGCTGGCGGTGGCGGTAAAAGTACCGTAGGTGCTGGTGGAAATGGTGGGAAAGGTGGCATTGGATGTGGAGGCGGTGGAGGTGGTCGTGGAACCACGTCTGGTACATCTTCAGGCGGTCAAGGCGGTGATGGCGCAGTATTTATTTGGTCTTGGTAAAAGGAAACAAACATGAGTGTATCGGCTCCTTTCGCACCCTCTGGTAACACTGTAGTGATTACAGCGTCTACTACGGCTCCTGCACCTGTACAAGTGCCTTCCAACACGCTTGGTAGCAATCAATACAGGATCATCAATTCTGGCACTGTTGTAGTGGCTTTGGGATTTGGTCAAACATCTGCTATTGCAGCAGCTGGTGGAGTCATACCGACAACCACGCAATCTAACTGTTTGCCGTTGTTGCCTGGTACAGATGAGATTATCACGTTTGCTCCAAACGCTTACTTTACGGCTAACGCAACATCAAGCACAGCTACAATTTACATTACTCCTGGGGATGGGGACTAATCATGTTAAAGACAGTATCAACAGGTGGAGGATCAAGTGGTGTATCGCAAATTATTGCGGGTACAAACGTAACCATTTCTCCTAGTGGTGGTACTGGCGCAGTCACCATTAACGCTAGTGGCGGTGGTGGAGGTAGCAATGGAACTGTTACACAAGTACAAGGTAATGGAACTGTTAACGGCATTACTTTAACTGGCAATGTTACAACGTCTGGTAACTTAACTTTAGGTGGGACACTATCAGGTGTTACCAATAGCCAGTTACAAAATAATTCAGTTACTATTGGTAACGCTACAGTTGCATTAGGTAGCACAATTGCAAACGTAGGCAATTTAACTCTTGCCAACGTAATCATACAAAGCGGAACCATACCTTCAGCTAATTTGTCTGCAAATAGTGCAACCATAGGTAACACAGTGGTTGCTTTGGGTAGCACTGTTACCAACTTGGGAAATGTTACTTTAGCAAATCCAACATTAACAAACGCAACTATATCTAGTGTTGGAACAACATTTCCTAATAACTTTTTATCAAATAGTTCTGTAACACTTGGCAATACAACCATAGCTTTAGGCGGTACAAGTGCTAATTTAGGCAATGTAACAATTGCAAACGTCACAATACAAAGTGGCAATGCAACATTAACAAATGTTACTTCTCAAAATTACATTGCCACCTCAAATATTTATGCAAACGTAACAGCAGGTGCATTTTCTTACGGAACGCTTGGCTATTCAGATGTTGGAATTCTTGCGTCTTATGCAAACAGTTCTAACAACTATGTTCAAATTGTTTTGCAAAACACAAGCAGTGGCACAAACGCATCCAGTGACTTTGTGGTTGTAAATGACACGGGTTCAGCCTATGCCGACTTTGGTGTTACATCTAGTCAATATACGGGAACGGGTGCTTTTTACAAACCCAATTCTCCTTATTTGTATGCTGGTTCTTCTGATCTTTACATTGGTACTATCACTGCAAATGCTATTCACATTGTTGCCAATAATGCAACAACAGATGCCATAACAGTTGCGGCTAACAATGCTGTAACTATTCCATCTTTATCAAGCAGTAATGTAACCATCACTGGTGGAACCATCAATGTCACTACTACAAATCATGCAGCTACTACTACCAGCACTGCCACTTATGGTACTGCTAGTTTGCCTCTCCAACCTTTAGGATTTATGGAAGTTGATCTTAACGGTACGGTTGTAAAAGTGCCTTACTATGCGGTGTAATCATGAATCAGAACGACTTAGCTTATGTTGAGTTTGGAGACAAAGAAGGTCTAGGAAGACTCGTCTTTGAAAACTTTCAACAGCACAGGTTATTCTGGCAAACGCTAAACAGAGTGGGTGTGGCTACGCCTTTCTACCCTATAGAAGAAGCTAATCCAGACAACTTAGATGATTGGTTGCTAATCCACAATCAGATGCACGAATCTTTGGCAAAGATACTTAACCTTGCCAACCCTTTCCAATTGTTAGATGCGGATTGGAACGTGGAAGAAGATTTCTATGATTGGATTGGTGTGCATCAAGACATTCACCAACAGATAGCCCAGGCTTTAAAGGTGCAGTAATGGCAAGAATGGAACCCATACAAATACTGGAAAAGAGCTTACAAGGTTCTCGTCAAGACCCAGCTCGTGTCCATAATGCCATGGCTAAATTGGTCAAAACTGATCCCAACTTTAGAGTAATGAGAGCTGGAAA